TCAATCTGGGTAACAGTACCTGTTCCAGTACCTACAAATTCGCTATGTAACAGTATTCGGTGCCCTCCTGTAGTGGCTCCGTCATGTACTCTTAATGTGTTCAGGTCAGTATCTACTGTTACTTCGCCTTGAGCTCCTGTAAATGAAGCATGTTGTGTAGTACTTCCTCTTCTAAATTTTACTTCTGTACTCATTTTGTTTCCTTATGCAACTGTTTGTCCTACAAGTTTATAAATTTTTCCTGTTCCTGCAGGAGCATATGATAATCGTGTTATAATAAATAATTCTTTATTAATATCTTCTCCAAACCCTGTAATAAATTCGGTACCTACATCTATTGCTATAGGGTTTAATTGATTTATTTGATACATATCTGGTACTGGTTCTTTTAAGTAATACAATTTTCCTGAAGGGTTATTCCAATCTGTAGTCCAATCAGCAAAAACATATTTTCCGACTAATTCTGTACAGGTTGCTCCTCTATAAACAACTCCACCTATAACTGATAACCCATTAATTGCTCCACCTGAGTGTGTGTATGATGCAACAGGATTTGCAAAACCATTCATAAATGTATTAACATCTGTGCCTGCGGCAGTAGCAAGGGCAATACCATGATCTAGATCGTATACATTATCCCCTTCTTTTACACTCCAACCGTAATTTTTACCATTTTGGACAATATCAATTTCTTCTATAGTATTTTGTCCTACATCGCCTACCCAACATTTACCTGTTGTTTGATCTATACTAAGTCCATATGGGTTTCTAAAACCATATGCAAAAATTTCTTCTTTGTATGTAGAATGATCTTTATATGGATTATCTGTTGGTATAGCATAATTTGTATATGTTGACGAACCTATATCTACATTTATTCTTAAAACTTTTCCTAATAAATTAGTTCTGTCTTGTGCTAAATGATTCGGATCACCTTGACCACCACCGTCACCTGTTCCTATGTACATAAATCCATCAGAACCAAAAGTTATGGCGCCTCCATTATGATTACTTGCTGGTTGGTCAAATTGTAAAATAACTACTTCTGTATTAATATCTACAGTATCATCTGAAGCAGGAGTAGTAACAGTAAATCTAGATAAAACAGATTCATGATCAATTCCTGCACCTGATTTTGCTTTAGAATAATAAACAAAAACCCAACCATTAGTATCGTAATTAGGATGAAATGCTAATCCTAATAAACCTCGTTCATCATAAGATGTACCTAAAGATTGTATAGTTGACGATAAATCTAAAAATGGGGTTGACAAAATAGCAGAACCTTTGTATACTTTAATTTTACCTGTTTGTTCAGCAATGAATAATCTTTCATCATGACCTGTATTTGTTAATACGACAGGCCCTTCTAATCCAGTAGTATGATCTAAAAATACATTTAAATTAACTGCGGTATCATCTGATATAAATCCGTTATCTTGTTCTGCATCGTGGACTACTAAATCACCAAAGTCTACAGGAATTAAACCATAGTCTGTTTTATTAAGAGTATAATCAGGTGTTCGTATTTTTATTTGATTAGTACCTTCTTCACTAATAACAATTCCGTCGCCTGCTAATAATCTTTTAAATTCTAAATTAACATTACTTTTTTGTTTAAATATTCCTATTCCTTCTGTGTTAGTGCCGGCATTGCTTGCACTATTTGCTTCGCCACCTACTGCTCCTGGAGCAGTTTGCCATGTTAATGTTCCTGTGCCATCTGTCATTAAAAATTGACCGGATGTTCCAGCAGATGAAGGAAATGCTAAATCGTTTAATTTTAACGCACCGCCTGCCCCTACTTCTATTTTTAAATCAGTGTTTAGTGCAGATATAATTTTCTTTTCATTTAAATTTAAATCTCCACCTAATACAGGAGTAGCATCATTTTGAACAGCAGTAAATTGTTCTGTATAGGCTAATGTTTGGCTTGACCCAGGTATTGCCCTGTATACTACAACGGCTGTTTCACCTGCTTCTAATGACGAACTAAATGCAATTTGTGTTCCACTTGCTAAATTTGTTACACTATAATCAACACCTGGCTTTTGTGTAACACCATCTATTGTTACATCTAGTGCCGCAACATCTTTAGGAGAACCTGTTGTCAAGGTAAACGAAGTACCTGGGCCAGTAAATGTATCATACTGAAAGTCAGGTATATTTTGTATATCATCGTAATCAACTGCGGCTAAAACCGCTTCATATCGTTGACCATAGTACATTAACTTCTCTCCAAAACACTTGCAAATATTTCACAATCTGTATGTGTAGCCGCAACTTTTAATGCGTCATCTGCTTCTAAGTTAATTGGCTTATCCAAACTCAATGTTGTATTTGGTGGTATAGGTACTTTAGATAATACTATGTTATCTGAAGTAGCACTATTATCATACACTTTTAATGTAATTTGTACATTAGAAGTAGCATGTTTATTAGCAATATACAAACCATGAATAATTGCCGCGACTTGGTTTGCCGCATTTGCTGTATACATTGTTTCGTCGGTGTCTGCCGCCGAAATTGTATGACTTGCATTTTTAAATGAACTTGCCATATTTTATCCGTTATGCGAATGCAATAGCAAAAGCAATTGCATCGTCTTCTTCTATATAAGCACTTCCGCCAGGTCCACTAACCGCTAAGTTACCTATCTGTATATTGTTGCCTTGTTGTATTACAGAAATACCTGTTCCTGCTGAAATAGAATGAAATTCTAAATCTACACCTGTTTTTTGTTTAAATACTCCAGTTCCTGTACCAACATTAGATACAGTATTTGCTTCACCAGTAGAATTATCAGGGGCAACTCCTGGTTCCCATTTACTAGTTGTTGAGTTCCATATTAATACATCATTATTTGTTGGTGCATTTGCATAATCTACATCAGCAAGGTCACTTGCATTTTTAGATCCAAAATTTGTATCAACACGGGCCTCAGTATAATATTTATTTGTACTTCCTTCTATAACATTGTCTGTACTAATAGTTCCGCCAACTGTATAATTTGTTAAATCAGCTTCTCCAAGGTATCCTAATGCGGTTTTATTAGTAAATCCTATAGCGGCATTTGTTTCGTCAACTGTTAATAAAAATGTATCCGATCCTGCAAAAGAAGCAGGGGTATCTGTTAATCCTAAAAATGTACTAGGAAGTGCATCTACAAATTCTAAATCTGTTCCACTTGCTGATACCCTTAAATATTTTCCTGTGTTACCTGATAACGTATTTGGGGTATCTGATAATCCTGCAAATGTTGTAATATCATCAGGAGCATCTACAAACTCTAATGCACTACCACCTGAATTAACTTTTATATACTTTCCAGCATCTCCAGTTGAAATACCTGGTGTATCTTGTAATGCAGAAAATGTATCAATTTGAACTGGAGGATTAACAAATTCTAATCCTGTTTCATTTGCTTTAATTGCAATATACTTTCCACCTTCATTTGCCATAGTACTAGGTGTATCGTCTAAACTAATAAAACTTTTATCTGTAAAAATAAGACCTGTAGCACCTGAATTAACTGTTACTAATTTACCTTCATTAGTTGAGTAAGTATTAGGTAAAACATCATTTAAATTAATAAAATCTGTAATAGTTGTAGGAACATCTGTAAATTGTAATCCGGTTGCTCCGCTATTAACAATTAACATTTTTCCTACGTTACCAGAAAATGTTGGAGGAGTATCTGTTTGCCCAATAAATGCTGGATTACCATCTATAGTTACTGTAACATTATCGCCTACTGCTGATGCATTTACTCCATCACCAACAAAATCTATATATCCTACTTCATATGTTAATGTAGTTCCTTCATTTCTGATACTTACTTTAGGATAATCAGACCAAATAAATTTACTATTTGCAAAATCATATTGCAAAAATTTATCGTCATCACCTTGTACTGGAGTATCAATATCAATTATTTGTCCTAAAGTTAATGCTTTCCATTTATATGAATTAGTTCCGTAATCATAATATAATACTTTTTCATCGTCTGCTTGTATTGATCCTGCTACATCTAACAATTGGGTTAGTGTGTAATCACGAAATTTAAACGAGGTAGTTGCATGATTATAATATGCTATTTGTTGATCATTAGTAGAAGTTAGAGCATCTACATCTTCTAAATTTTTAAGTTCATATGCTTTCCACTTGAACGATGTTGACGGATGATCATAATATAAAAAATTAGTATCATTGCTACCTGAAACAGGAGCAACATCATATAAATCAGTAAAATTTTCTTGAGTTATATTTTGTAAAAATGTTTGATTTATAAATTCTAAACCTGTACCATCATTTTTAACTTTTACAAAAAATCCTGCTGAACCTGTATAATTTGCAGGAGTATCAGTTAAATCTATAAACTCATCAGGTACACTTACATCAGCAAATTCAAGTGATGTTTCATTGGTAGCAACTTTAACAAACTTTCCTGCTTGACTAGTGTAAGCACTAGGAGTATCTGTTAAACCTGTAAAAACGGTTGCACCTGTTGCTGATTTATCATCTAATACCCAAGTACCATTTAAATATGAAATAATTTTGCCATTAGATACACTGGTAACATCTACATCTGTTAATCCTGCTAATGTATTAGATCCTGTATCTAATTGCGGAGTAAATTTTGTACCATCATATTTTAAAACTTGATTAAGAACAGGAGTTGTTGTAGTTGTGTCAACATCCGTTAAATCATCCAATACAGTAGGTATAGATAATGTTGAATTTACCCATTTATTAGTAGTACCTGCAACCCAACGTAATACCTGATCAACTGTTGGTGAAGTTGTTGATGTATCTACATCTGTTAAATCATCAATACTAGCAGGAACAACTGTAAGTTCTTCCTTCCATTTTTGAGCGGTAGAATTCCATCTTAAAAAATATCCATTAGTGCTAACATTTAATGCTGAAGTATCGACATCTCGTATATCAGTTAAATCATCATCATCTTTATCAAAATAATTTTGAGTTGCATGATTAGTCCAAGCATGGGCGGCATCCCAATTAGTAATTTTTTGTTGGGTTATCCCTGACGAAACATGAGCACCAAACACAGGGTCAGTTTCTGTATAAGTTTTTAGGTATCCTTCTACACCATGATCTCCCCATCCGTGAGCGGTATCCCAATCGGTAATTTTTGCAGTAGTAATATTACCTGCCGGTGAAGCAAGAAATACAGGATCTTGTTCGTCTAATGGTACGTATGTAAAAACACCTGTTGTATTATCATACGTTAATGTTGATGTTGCATTTGCTGTTGCATTTGTTACAGATAAATCTGTTAAATCTACAGTACCCGATGATCCCCATTCTAATGTTGTACCTGTTGAAGGAAATCGTAATACTTGTCCTGCCGCACCAATAACACCTGGTATTGTATATTTGCCATCAACAACAATATTGTTATTATTATCTACAATTTCATTTGTTATTGTTAATGTTTTTTGTTGCCATGTAATTGTTGCTCCGGACCCATCTCCTGATCCATTTGCATCTTCATTATAATCATATAATTGTTCCGCAGTATCATTTGCCGCTACTATCTGTAAAAATGCTCCTGCTGAACCATCGGTTATTCTAGTTCCAGTAGATTCGCCATAAGTAATACCATTGGTATATATCTGACCTGAAGCATGTGTACCATCTGCTACAGTTGAAAATTCAAATTGACTGTTTACTAATGTTGCATTACTTGTATCAAATTTGTATGTGCCTCCAGAAACAAAATTAAAAGATGTAATAGCAGTACCTGCTCCAACTATTCCGGTTGCATCTTCAAAAATATATTTTCCGCTATCAAATTTTACATAATACGTTTGAGTAGTAGTAGGAGGTGCAGTAGTTGTTAATTGTATACCGTTACCTTCGGCTAAAGTTATTTCATCTACTGCGGTTGCTGTAAGTTTATCTTGGCCTGCTATATTCCAATGTTTAAACGTACTTTCCATAGCAATTTTCATTGCTTTGTTGCCTAAATCAGTTAATGCAAACCCGCTATCTACATCAAACTGTATTGATGTTACATCTGTGCTAGTAACATTTGCACCAGTGCCTGTTTCTTTTACTTCTAATTGAAAAGAGGATCCTCCTCCTCCGCCAAAGTTTTGTAAACCTTCAGTACCTATATATCTATATCCTTTAAGCAAATATACAGAATGTGTGTAAACTCCACTTGATTGAGTTAATAAAGGATCTCTAAGATTTCCATTAGGATTACCTACCATTACAAATACACCAGATTCATAATCCCAATAATATTCTTCATCTGTAGATTGTGGATATATTTCTTCGTAATCTTGTCTTGCTGTTAAGTCGTAATTACCATTACCTCCGCCAGCAAGTGCTATTGCAAATTTAGGCAAATATGTTGCACCATATGTTGCTCTAAGCCAATTATTAAGTCTAGTAGTACCGTCGCCTACTGTAGAACATGCAAGCCATGATCGTTGATCAGCTACAGTAGGATCTCGTGTTAATTCTATAACACCTGCAGATTCTCCTACTGCGGTACCATTTACAGCACCATTTTTATATTGATAAGAATTAACAGTAGCAGTATTAACATCGGTAGCAACTGCCGGTATTAAATGACTGTCTATCCATAAGTTATGTGTCGGGTTTGGAATAGGACTAACTATGGCTTCGTTATTTGGTCCTTTCTCGTGATCAAATGCCGTTCGAGCTTTACCATAATTGACTTTTTTATCAATTCTATTCGTGATTACATCATTTAAATTATATGTCGGCATATTAACTACTCCAATCCTCTACTGATATTGCGGTTACTGAATCACCGTTTTCTATACCAAATCGTACTAGCACATGTTTTTGAGTTGCTAAACCAGTATTTGCTGTTCCTAAATCTAAATTAGCATATGCATTTGTTAATACTGTATTAACTGCAAATGCTCCTTGGTCTGAGGCTGTACCTTGCCGTCTTACACCATCTGATCCGTTACCGCCAGCACCTGTATTTGATCCTGGAAATTCTGCTCCACCATATAGTGTACTACAATCTAACCAACCATTTAACCCACTTGTGTTATCTGTATCGTATCCTGGAAATGCTATATAAAGAGATGATACTTTTCCTGACATTTTAATAGCAAATTTTGCCATACTATTTCGTTGGAAGCACATTGTAAAATATTGTGTAACACTAGACAGTCTACCTCCGCCACCTTGATCTGCATTTACAGGTAAGTAACCTGATGAAAAATCTTCTAGTGTATGTTTAATTTCATTTAAATAACATCCTGCTTCATTTGTACCAGGCAATGTATCATTTTGACTATCCCATGCATATGTTGTATAATAATTGTTACTTGTATCTGTGTAAGCAGGATAATCATAATCTGTTCCTGTCCAAGGACCGTTAATACGTATTAAATTTGGTGCTCCACTAACTGCCGCTCCTACAGTTATATTATTAGGTAATGCCGCTTCATCTAACGTTGGAGATTCGATCCAATACATTAATTTTGTAGTATCCGTTACACTAGCACCAGACCCATTTACATTTTCTGCTCCTGATTTTATTTTTCCATCTTTTCCTAATCCTGAACCATTTATATTAACAGTTAAATCGCTTAATGTAACTGGTGATCCTACACCTACATTTTTATTAGGAACATATCCATGAAGATTTGTATGAGTTTTTACACTTGGAGGTAACATATCATCATAGATATAAGTCTGGGTAGATATTGCAGTTCCAGTATCATTACTAATTGTAAGAGGTGTTGTTGTGTATCTATAAGTTTGCCCTGTAAGATTTGATAGTGTTTGACCTGTTATAGATATACTAGCACCAGTATTATAAAATGCAATACCAGACATATATCTATATGTGGCTGTTCCTGCCACTGAAGTTCCCCATCCGGCAATTGACGGAACATCTGTCATATCATCATATACCCATTTGGCTTGATAGGTTGATGTTCCATCCTCGTGCTTTAATTGCATTGTATTGTAACCTATCGGAACTGTAGGGAAATGTACTTTTGCTATAAATTCTTTATAAAAATTATCAGGATAAGTGTTATGGTTTAAAAGATTTGCGTCACGTTCAGCAGTAATTTCTAATTGTCCGCTTGCATCTACATTTCCTGAACTATCATATCTGTTTACTTGAGGCGATCCATTAAACACTACCATACCATCTGGCGATCCATCAGCTGATTCATTGATATGGGCTTTTAATGTTCCAGTATATGTACCATTTGATGGAAATTCGTTACTCCATTGCGTTGTATCTGAAACCATAGAAGATGTTACTTGCCTGTTAACAGCGGTTGAGGCAGATGGTGCCGAAGACCCAGCGGTATTATCATCTGTATCATCACATATGTGAGGTTGGGTACCTACACTAGACGGAGGATTTATAGTAGAACCTGTTAACCCATCCGGTGGAGTAGGAGCTTTTCTTATTTCTATATAATCTACTTTGTTTTCGGTATCATCAGTACCACCAGCATAACTATTATCTGTAGATGTAATTAATTTTACAGTTCGTAGTAACGGTGATCCTGTATTAGTATATGTGTTACTAGGACTCTCTGCTGAACTTGTATTAGAATCTCCAAAATCCCATGAATATGCTGGGTTAAGAGAAACGCTATTATCTGTTAATCCCGTAGATGATCCTGTAAATTGTACAATATTAGATGCACCATTAGCATCGGCTCCACCATTAACAGGATCATATTTTGTAAAATCAAATCCTATTCGAGGATCTACATAATCAGGACTACCATTTGCTGAAGTATTTTGATTTGTAAATGCTCCACTAAATCCTGCTCTAGGATCTACATTAACTGTTATAGTTGTTACAGATGTTGTATCTGAATTACTTGTAGATCTTAAATTTTGTGCCTTTAATGTTACATCAAATGTTTCTGCAACAAGATCGTCTGCTAATGTAAAATAATGTTCTATATCATTGAGATAATCTCCATCAACATTACTACCACCTGTTACAACTGTATCGCTTGTTGAATCGCCCCAATCCCATGTAAATGTTGTATCTCCCCAAGTACCTAAATTTGCAGAATTGTTTGTAAATCTAGTAGGATGGCCTTCTTGTGTATTAGTTGCGCCTTGAGCATTAGTATCTCCGGATTCATCATTGTTACCTGTTGTTAAGTTGTTTACATTAAAAGATGCAACAGGTATTATATATCCGCTAATATGATCTGTTTTTTCTAAACTACTTGTAGCACCTACCCCTCCTTGTGCGGTTGTACTTCTACACCAAACTTTCGGAGACCATTGTGTATCTGCTGTGACTGTATTACCACCAAGATCATAATCATAGGTGTATGTTTTTGTAGATGCCCATTCGATCCAATTTGATTCAACATGAGCATTATCACCATTAGTATTAGCACTTGCAGGAAATTTTGAACCGTCTCCAAATTCAATCATCCAGTAATGTGTATATAACGATGCTGATGTATCAAATTCTATTTCTCTACCTGCTTGTGGACCTCCCAAATCTACAACTTGATCGCCATTTGTTGTTGTCCAAGAAACTTCTGGATCTGGTGTCCATAATTCAACTGCGGCATCTTTTTTATAAATTGAATAACTGCCTTCAGTTAATCCTGTTGTACCTGTAGCAGACTGACATTTTAATGTCATTGTTACATTAATATCGCCGCCTGCAACAGATGTAAAATTTTGATCATAATATCCATTGCTTATTGTAGTTGTATCGTTTGCTACATTAACTGTATTAGCCGGTGTTGTAACATCTTCAAACTCCCAATCTGCATGAGTAGCATCTCCTGGATCAGAAATAGTAAATCTTACAGTTAATGGGACCGAAGGAGATGCTCCGCCTTCTAACGGAGAATTAGTAAATGCCGAACCTTGAACATATGTATTATTACGTATATTTCTAACAGTTTCATTTATGCCGTCAATTGCATCGGAAATAGAACCAGAAGTATCAATACCAGACAATAATGTACCGCTACTATAACTAGAATTTTTATGATAATATGCTCCATCATTATATGTTGCATCAGATGGTGAACCTAATGCTCCACCTCCGCCGCCTGTATTTGGCACATTTTTCCATTCACTATTTGCATTATCCCATTGTAATATTTCGCCAGCAGATGGATTTGTTATATTTGTATCTGTTAATGCTGAAATAGTTAAAGCACCTGAGGAAGTTAAATCTACTTCAGTTTGTTCATAACTCATCCAGTATGGTTTTCCATCTGCTTTTGTATAAAAATATCCACCTTCGCCGTCTGCTGGTTGTGTTGGGGAGGTTCCTAGTTCTGCTGTTAAATGAATAGCAGTATTAAATCCCCACATGTCTGTGGCTTTACTCCAAGTAATAGTTTTATCTGATGCGGCTTTAAGTATAATACCGCCACCATCTGCTGTATCATTTGTAGGAGTTGTTACTGTTCCTATTTCAATGTGTATATCATCTACTTGAAGAGTAGTACTGTTTACAATTGTTTGCGTTCCATTTACAGTAAGAGTGCCATTAACAATTAAATCATCAAATGTTACATCATCTGTTGTGTTTAAAGTTTGATCAAAACTAGAAACTATTGCCCAAGTTCTATCGCCTTTTAAAAATTTAACTTCGTCTCCTGCTACTGGTGCAGGTACTAAACCTTCTGTTCCGTCTGTAGTAGATGTTGCTCCTCCAAATGGAGATCCACCAGCATAGTTGTTTACGTGTATTTCTTTAGGAATACCTGATTGATCTTGTGTCCAATCTATGTGTTGATCTGCGGACCAATTTGTTAATTGATTATGATCCCAGTCTGAATTAACATATGTTGTATTAGGTGGTACTGCCCATACACCTGTTGCACTTAAATATTTTAATTGGTCTCCTGCTACTGGTGCAGGAACAAATCCATATGCTCCATTTACTGATGAAGATGCTCCGGAAAAATTACTTGGTTTGTTTGTTAAGTCATCATAACTACCGCTAAACAAATCAGGTTTATTTGTTAAGTCATTATAGTTTCCTTGAAATGCATCTAATATTCCATATCCTGCAATAGTTGTTGGTACTTCAGTTAAATTAGCAAATACACCATTAAATGCATTATCCCCCGAGCCTACCGGAGTTGACCACGAACCTAAGTGATTTAAAAATTGACCATCAGATCCACCGGGCGGTAACCATTGTGCAACAATATGCGAATGTGTAGATGTTCCGCCACCAGTACCGGAACCTGTTCCCCCTCCACCACCTCCTGTGGTAGTGCCTGTTGTAGTTTCAGAAATAGTAATAGGTAAACCAGTTTGTGGTGCTTCTGTTGTAGTTGTTGTTGAAATTAATGTACTAAGCTGAGCATATTCTGTTTCGGGTGTAGTTTTAACAACATACTGCTCAACAGGCGTACTAGTATCAATAGTAGTATCTGTTTCTTGTTTTACTAAATTAATAATTCTGCGTCTGTCAATTTCAGATATATCTTTTATAAATTTAGTAGTTTCTTTATAATAAGCATATTGAGCTTGCTGTTGAGCAGTTTTATCAACACCACCATCTTTATTTTTAAGAGTAAGATAATTTTTTCTTATATATTGAATACCTTCATTCCGTAACCATGACCTAGGTTTCATACTACCATAGTTACATAATCTAAACAATGACGCTTCTGCAATTCTACGAGTAGGAGTTCTGTTATCTATTTGTATTGCAGATGATACTTGGTCAATAGTACCTTTTTGAATAAAATAAATTAAATCAAATTCATATCCTTCAGTCTGGGTATAATCGATTGAACCAGTATCATAGAACATACTAACTAAAGCATCCCATTGATGCTGTAAAACAAATTCAGGACTATTGTTTAATCGTTTGCGAAGATTATTTTGTGCTTTAGTAACATCTGTAATCCATAATCTATATGCATTTGTTTCTGTTATACCATTAGGAAAAGCTTCACCTGAATATCTATAACCCATTACATATTTTTCACCATCCCAATGGCGATGGCCGCGATATAATTCTTTACCTAACATAAAGTTAAGTCCAGCGTCACTTATTGCGGCTGTCTTGGTGTTTATAGGAGTAGAAGAATAATGAGGTGATAATGATTGATCATCATAATTTATCTCTATCGGTAATTCTTTATATCTAGTAGCCATTAACTAGGACCTCCGCCGGAAGTGAAACCTGGTGCTAAACCTTCACCTAGTGGCATTAATTTTTTATCTTCGTGTCCTAACCATGGTTCATGCTCAGGTACTCTTGTACATACACTTTGTAATACACTAACATTTCCTACTAATGGAGCAGGCTCTGGAGGAACTGCATCTGTAGCACTACCACCATTTAAATCTAATCTTGCCGCTTTAACAGTAGTTTGACCTGCTGTTATAAGACTTCCATCTAAGTCTGCTTGTATAACATAATTCATAGCAGTTTTCATTTGAAAGTCACCTGTTGTAGCATTTATATTAATTCCATCTGAACCTTCTGCTCTTATTTTTATACTACCCTTTGATTGTATATTAATGTCTCCGTCAACATGTAAATTAAAATCTTTAAGTGAATGATAAGATATATCGTCTGTACAAAACACATCCATTTTGCCTTCATTAGTAAGTTCTACCCAAGCAGTACCTTGTTTATTAATAATATAAACTATACCTTTTTCGTCATTGAGTAATAATTGGGCACCACCAGCAGTTCGTATTCGTATTCCTTGATCTATTGCTGGAGGTGACGGCTGTCCTGGTAAAGTAGTTCCTATTGGTTGTCCATCATCCATTACAAATTGATGTTGTCCTGGTGTTAGTATACCAAAAACTCTGCTAGGACTTTCTCTTCTAGCACCGCTAGTACATGTTCCTCTAATTGCATCATATTGAGCTAATGAAAGAAGTCCCTGTAATTCAAGAGCTTCTTTCATTGGCTTATGAGCAGGACGTAATGTAGGTAACTTATCGTACTTGTTTTTTTCTGCACCTGGTGCTGGTCCTTCATATGTCATAGCAGACGGAATACCTGGTACCGTAAAATTAACATTTTCTTGGAAGAAACAACCTAACCAAACACCTTCATTAATATCTCCGTTAATAAAACCTACTAACCCTTCTGTTTCTATAGTAGGCGGAACCATCCAAAAACCATAAGCAGTTTGTGTATCTTTAAAGTCTGTAGACATTGGTTTTTGTAAATATGGATTAGATGCTCCGGCAAACGGCGACAAATATCTAACACTAATCCATGTATCTTCTCTAGAAGGATGTCCAATTTCAGGAATGTATACTTGTAATCTACCCATAGAAGCCGAATCAAGAGATCGTTTAATATATGCTCTATACATATAGGGCATAGATCTAATCTTAATATTACTATCACCACTTCCGTTTACTGCTACCTGTGTTTTAAATTCTACTGCCATATTTTACTCCGGTACACATCCTAATTCAAACCATTGGTCTGCATCTTTTTCCCTAGACCAATATTTTTTTGCACCTCTACGCCTTCCACAATCTCTAAATTCAAAATAATTTTTATTCCAACCTGTTCCATAATTTGCATCTGTATATTTTTGAAATAAATCATCTCCGCCATTACCGCCCCAATGAAATCCTTGGGCTTCTCCTAATTTACCTATTTCTATCCAATGTGTTTTATTTGCCGATGTTACAGATCCGTCTGCTTCATGTAAATATTTTGTTTTGTTTACACTATTAATACTAACAACTTCTATTCTAAAAGCAGTACCTGTTAAATGATGGCTATCTTTATAATCATGTTTAAGTGTATCTTTTTTACGTAAGTCTTTATGTTTACTCAATGGTCTAACACCTGTTACTATTTTAATAATATAAATGCTTCCGTGAGCTTTTGCATTTATAACAAAATTTGCCGCAAGTTTTCGTAACTTAGGATGCAATCTTGCTATCTCAATATTAGTTCCAATATCATTTGTACTAGGAAAAGTCCAATTGCCATCTTTATCGGGTCTTTCACCAAATCCTGCTCCACTACCTAAAGGCGGCTTTTCTCCAAATTGTGTTTTATATGTTGCCATTAAAATATTCCTCCAGTTTGTGCGGCAGTCGAGGCATCGGCGGCGGTTTGAGCCGTATGTGCTTCTTGTTTTAATTCTAATTCATTTGTAAATCTTAATAAAGTAGGTCGAGCTTTTTCATAATTAGTTCCAAGATCCCTTACTGCTCCGAGTGATTGGGTAAATGCTCCATTTGTAAATCGAGATATAACAGAAGTTACTTTAAATATTCCACTTATTGTTGTATTATCTACAAATTCCATTTTTCCTGTGTCTTCGTCTGGTTCTACAGGACTTCTAACATTTAACCAAAATAAATTTGCACCTTGTTCGTATATTGCAAAATCTGCTATGCCTGACATAGCATTTCTAAATTGTTTAGTTAAATTTGACATACCTAACCAATAAGGATCTCCTTTAATTTCTAAATCTATTTTAGCCAATTCATTACCGCCAGATAATTCCATATACATATTACCTAACTTTATTCGACCTGTACTTTGATCAGGTGTTACATTTTTTTGTAAATCATCTCCTGTATCTACAGTATCTGACGAAACGGTATACATCGAAACGTCTTCTTGAGTAGAAGGTAATGCATATGACTCTACAAATAAACCACTGCCTTTTCTAATATTTGTGCCAGTTTCACTTGCAAGTGCCGCTTGAGCTTTTTCTAATCCTTCTGCATCTGTAGGATTTGCACCGTATACTAATCCTTGATCGCTCATAGGTCCATATGTTTTACCATAATATTTTCTAAGAGACGGTGGTAAATCATCTTTTTTTCTCATCTTTTTTGCTTCTTCGCCTTTTGATGAAGAACCTACCGCTAACTTTTTTGAATTTTGTGATCCTTCTCTTTGAGCTTGGTGTCCTGCTCTAATTGGCATGGCTCTAAAATATGTAAGATTAAAATTCATATCAAAATTTAATACTTCTGTGTTTAATCCTGTAAAATTATAATCGTATCGTTTAGTAAGTAATTGTTCTTCTAATAATTTGTTTATTCGTTTTTTCATTACATCAGGATCATTAAATTGTGTGGCCAATTCACCTGAATAAACAGCAGGTTCTTTATATGGTGCAAACGAATACAAATATTTTCTAGAATATCTTTTTCTTTTTATATCGTATTCACCAAATCTCATATCACAGACTAAACGAAAAACTTCTGCAATGTTAGATGCATCTGTCATAGGACCGTCAGGTCCTAATTGTCGTAAAAACCCGCCGTCTGCTGTTTCAATTTTTTGAAATTCAACTGTTGCACCCATAATAGAATTTAAAATATCTGGAATTTGTGATCCTTTTGCTATTTGGATCATTATTTTAGAACCATCTAAAAAAGATCGTGTTGTCTGATCATTTGTGTTTGCTTTTAAATTGGCAAATTTATAATCTTTCCATTTGGGATCTAACATAATATAATATTCATCTTTAATAAAATGTGCTTCAGCATCAACTTCGTCTTGGGCACATTTATTTAGAAAGGCTTGAAATCCTTTAACCCATTCGCCTAATGTAGATGCGGCTAAGGTAGAAGCATTTTTTATGGTTGGTCCTGTTCCTCCAGCATAAGATGAAACACCTGGTGATGTTGCAGATATTCTATATTGCCCGCCTTTTTCTGTTATCGATATATTCATATTTTCTAACATAAGAGGATAAACAAAATAATATTCTGATTGGCCTGGCTCTACATTTTCTGCATTACCATTATTAAACATTACTTCTAATAAGTATGTTGCTTCTTTTGGTGTTTTAATTCCTAAATCTTTACATGCTCTATTAATATAATCTAATAGTGCCGCTCCATGTGTTTCAACTATTGTTATATTAAATCCTTTTCCTTGTGCAGATCTAGTTCCTTGATTCCAACTTACTGCCGCCATTATTTCTAAATCTACTATATTAAATACTGCCGTTGTTGCAGTTTCTGCAATTACTATTTTTTTCTTATTATTTAAAGATAAATTATGAACAATAGTTGGATGGCATATACTTAATCGAAGATAATATGTTGCTGTAGGCATAGAACTTAAAGCATTACCTAAAAAACCCCTAGGGGAATATTTTATAGAATCCTTAGGTGAAAACCCTCCCTTGGCATCATTTGATGCTGATGAATTACCTGCACCGTATTCATTTGCAATAAATGGATCCATTTATATTCCTTTTCAATTTAAATATGCACTTACATCAGATGGGCTAGGAGTTATTATTTCTACGCCTTCTATAAAATCCCAAACTGGATCATTTAACTTATCAGGATTTAACATTTTAAAAACCCACCATAATTGAGGAGTACCATATAATTCATTACTTAAAAGGTCGGGACGATTTCGATAATGTCTTGAAATTGTCATAGTTATTTCATTACCTGTAATTTCAACTTCTGGTGCTTTCCATATTCCTAATCTACCTGCATCCATTGAAGTTAATGCGTATACACTATTAGTTTTATATGTTGCCATTAAATAAATCCGTCCTTAACTAATTTTCCTGATTTAAAATCATTCATAGTAAATTTTGTTCTAAGTTTACTTGGTGTTTGTTGTATAACCATATCTACTACTAAATTTAACATAGTTGGTACTTTTGAACTAAATCCATCCGAAAATCCTGCCGATGCAGAATCTGTTTCTACATCTATGTAATCTATATCTTGTCCTAAATCATACGCAAACGAACGAATTAAAACTGGGACATTACTAAACATTAAATCTCCATATGCACTAAATTTTAGTACAGGAGGAGGAGTTCCTCTTTTTTTATCATTCATACCAAAATGCATTTTTGTTACAATACGTAAAAAATGTAGAACTGCAATCATGTAATGCCCTTCTGCCGCAGAATTTGCAGTCAACGGACCAGACACTTGTAAATTAGGAGGTCTACTTTTAGTAAAATAACTAACAGGATAATTTGTATGTGCCGTTTCATATTCGCCATATTCTGCTTGATGAGATATATTAATAGTCGGTGTATACGGCCAAATTATTCCGCCAAATTTTCTAAGGGGTAATAAAATAGGATTTGGTGCACCTGTCTCTGTTTCTAATATATCACTATTTCTTGGCAACGATACTCTTGCTCGTACATCTTTCATCGTCTAATTCCTCGCATTACTATGCCAAATATTCTATCTCTAGATTTAGAATCTGTTTGTATGTTTCCAAAATAATCATTGAATAATTCTCGCATCTGTGATTGATCATCTTCTTTTATTATATCAGATCTAAATTTTGAAGCGTTCATGCCGCCTTCCATGCTAGGTACTGTATATTTGTAAGAACGTTCTTGTCCTGTTTCAGGATCTACAGAAGGTTCAGGTAATATATTTTCAGTATATTCTTGTACAACATTACCGGATTTTAATCGTTCAGCATCCTTAACACCTAATGCTAATACTACATAATTGGAAGAAGGATCCCTTCCTACTTTAGTTAAATCAGGTCTGTATGGCATAGTTTCTACAATACGATCTTTCGGTACTCCATACATTGTTGCAATTATATCTGCCTTCTCCTGAAATGTAAATGGATCAGTAGAGTAGTCACCTGCCGCATGTGCCTGTTGTTGTTTTTTACCAAACATAGTAGCGATAAATACGTTGTTGGCACCAAACTTTTCACTTAAATGTTTATATACACCATAATGCCCTTTATGCATAGGCTGGAATCTGCCTCCATAAAATACAACCGGTGTTTTAGCAATTGCTTCAAAAAGTTCAAGAATTCTCATATTAATATTTATTCGAAAAATTCTTGACTTTTTTTACCTTATAATGTATAATAATAGCAGTAAATAACCACGGAGAATCATGGCTGTAAAACGAAATTATTTAAACAATAAAGATATTTTAAAACAAATACATTTATCAAAACAGACATATTGTGCATATACACATGATAAATTTAAGGATTACGATTTAATTGTAGCAGAACATGTTAATTGTATTGATATTGAAGATTTAACAGACGAAAATAAAGAAGAGGCAATTACCAATCGTAAAAAACGATTAGAAATTGACAAGGATGTAGAAGTAGAAATTGATCCAAATGATATTGTTTATAGAGTTTATGACTTTGCACACATACCTTTAGAACCAGGCAGAAAAAATAAACCTAAAACAATAGCGGATCATCATGCTAAAGTAAATTTTCCTCCTTTTAAACACTATGTTTGGAATCAAAATAAAAACAGATATAAAGAAGTAGCAAGATCACATTGGAAGGGCACCATTTCTACAGGTAAGTTTTGTGTTGAACATGGATACATGACAGATGAACTTGCTAATATGTGTATGAAACTTACAGAACGATATGCTACACGATCTAATTGGCGAGGGTACACTTATGTAGATGAAATGCGGTCGCAAGCATTATTGCAACTATCACAAATTTCATTACAATTTGATGAAAGCAAATCACAAAACCCATTTGCATATTATACTGCCGCAATTACAAATTCTTTTACACGAGTATTAAATGTCGAAAAACGTAGTCAAAATATACGTGACGATCTACTAGAAAAAGCAGGACATAATCCTAGTTATACTAGACAAGTAGCACATCAAATTGCTATTGCTGAAAAAGCAGAAACAGAAAGAAGAGAACGAGGCGAAGTATAATGCTTCATAGTAGAATCGATTTTAATGAAGACATTGCAACAAATGTTAGGTTATTTAATCCGTTTGGACCTAACATGTTTTATATGTCATTAAAAGATCGACATACAGCAGAACTGTTAGAAATAATTAATAAACTTAGTAGCCAACAAGATATAAAAGATAAATTAAATGCAATTGGTCAAATTGTTCACGGTACTAAAGGAAAAGAAAATCAAAAAAATAGTATAGTTGATGGAGAAATGTATCCTATACGTACAGAATTTTTAGAAGAAAATGATAAACAAATTCTTATAGATGTAATTACAAATTTAACATTAACATATGGTCAAATTGTTACTTCTCATGCTAAAGATGATCTTGCATTAAGAGATGATTCTGACGCCATTGAAAAACTAAAAAAAGAAGAGAATGAATATGTGGCTGAAATACAAGGTCTTTGGTATGTTAAAATGAAGGCTGGAGATTTTCATATATTACATGAACATTCTACATCTGGAGCAACTTTCAGTGGAGCAATATATTTAGATGTGCCTGAGTTACCTTGGCCACAAGGTAATATAAATTGGATTCCTCCTGGCGGAGAAAACACTATGTATAATGGAACATGGCAACTTAGTCCTAAATCAGGCGATATTATTATGTGGCCTGCATGGTTATTACATACAGTATATCCATTTAAAAGTGATAAAGAACGAATTATGATTTCTTTTAATTCTATTTTATTAACCCAAAAAGGGGAGAAGTATAATGCTTTATAGTAATATTAATATTAATAATGATTTTGGAACTGATGCAAGTTTTTTTAATCCATTTGGTCCTAATTTTTTATATTATAAGTTACAACCTGATGTTTTAAAAAAAGCATTAGACTGCATAATTGCATATAGAAGTGATCGGAAATACATTGAAGAGTTAAAAACTACAGGACAAATAGTCCAGGGAACTAGATCAAAAGAAAGTCAAGAAAATTCTATTGTTAGTGGTGAAATGCTACCAATAGATCAAGAGTTTCAAACAAAACATTTTGATAATGTTATTCAAGATATTATTAATATATCTAGTTATAATTATGGATTACAATCTGCTAAATTTAGTGTATTCGATATGGGTATGCGAGATATGCAAGACGAATATGTAAAAGAAATTGATGAAGATATATCGTCGTTGAAAGTTTCTATTAAAGATTGTTGGTTTGTTGTTTTAAAAGAAGGAGACTTCCATATTTTACATGAACATCATTATGGAGGAGCAATTCTTAGTGGAGCAATTTATTTAGATGTACCTAAAAAACCTTGGCCTCAAGGTAATATTAATTGGATAGCCAACGGCCCGTCAGTTCATATGTTTAACTCTAGTTGGGGATTACAACCAACCTCAGGAGATGTTTTTGTTTGGCCATCCTGGCTTAAACATACTGTATATCCTTTTAAAGGAGAAGGAGAACGAATTATGATATCGTTTAACACAACCCTTTTAAGTGCAAGAGATAAAAAAAATGACAAATAATTTATTTAAAAAAGTAGCATGTTTCACAGACATACATTTTGGTTTAAGAAATAATAGTAGATTACACAATACAGATTGTGAAGAATTTATTAAATGGTTTATTGAAGAAGCCAAAAAAGAAAAATGTGAAACTTGTATATTTTTAGGTGATTGGCATCATCATAGGGCATCTATTAATGTTAGCACATTAAATTATACAATGTCTAATTTAGAATTTTTATCTAAAGCATTTACAAATGTATTTGTTATAATGGGCAATCATGATTTATTTTACAGAGATAAACGAGAAATTAATAGTGTAGCATTTGGTGGATTATATGATAATGTACATATTGTAAATAGTATTTTTACAGAAGGTGATGTTAGCATTGTTCCGTGGTTAGTTCAGGATGAATGGAAAGAAATGCGTAAACTTAAATCTAGATATATATTTGGACATTTTGAATTAGGCGGATTTCAAATGAATCAACTAGTAGCAATGCCTGAAACAGATGGATTAGGTAAAGAACATTTTGGAAATCAAGAATATGTATTCAGTGGTCATTTTCATAATAGACAACAACAAAAAAATGTAGTATATATAGGTAATACTTTTCCGCATAACTATTCTGATACTTGGCAAGATAATAGAGGAATGATGATATTAGAATGGGGTAAAGAACCCCAATATACTGCATGGCCAAATGCACCATCATTTAAAACAATTAACCTTAGTAAATTAATTGATGCACCAGAAAAATATTTAAAACCAAAAACATATATAAGAGTAACATTAGACATAGACATTTCATATGAAGAAGCAACTCATATTAAACAAGCATTTACAGACGAATATAAGTTACGAGAAATAGTATTATTACCAGAACGAGAGGACGAACACGAGGTAGATTGGTCCGAAGGAGAGGTTCCAAAATTTGAATCTGTAGATCAAATAGTATTAAGCGAACTTTCTACTATTAAATCAACCCATATTGATAACAATAAATTGGTTGACATCTATAACAATCTGACTGTATAATAATAGATTATGCTTACTATCAAAGAAATTACCATCAAGAATTTTATGAGTGTTGGTAATGTAACACAAGGAGTTCTTTTAAACGATACTGGTTTAACTTTAGTTCTTGGAAACAATTTAGATTTAGGCGGAGACGGGTCACGCAATGGTACAGGAAAAACAACTCTTGTAAATGCGTTATCTTATGGTCTGTTTGGTCTTCCATTAACTAATATCAGACGTGATAATTTAATCAATAAAACCAATGGCAAACATATGCTTGTCACGATTGAATTTTCATGCAATCGTGTAACGTATAGAATTGAACGAGGACGTAAACCGGGTATATTAAAATTTTATGTAAATGATTCTGAACAAGTAGATGAAACAGATGAAGGACAAGGTGAAAGTAAATTAACACAAAAGCAAATAGATAAAGTTCTAGGTATGACACATAATATGTTTAAACATGTTATGGCACTTAATACATACACAGAACCTTTTCTTGCTATGAAACAAAATGATCAGCGAAATTTAATAGAAGAATTGTTAGGTATTACTTTACTTTCAGAAAAAGCGGCATTATTAAAAGAGTTAGTTAAAGAAACAAAAGATAACCATAAAGAAGAAGAATACAGAATAGGTGGAATTCAACAAGCAAACGAACAAATAGAAAGTTCTATAAATGATTTACAACGACGAAGTGATTTATGGGATAGGAAGCATAAAGAAAATATAGAAGAATTAAAAACCAAATTACTAGAATTATCTGAAGTAGATATAGATATAGAATTGCAAGCTCATAAAGACTTAGAAGCATATAGTGAGCTTCAAAGAAAAACGTCGCAACTAGACGGGAATATTGCACAAATTGACACCAAAATCTCCAAGTTAAATCAAGACCTGTCGAGTATAAAAGATGATGCATGTTACGTATGTGGAAAACCATTAGATGATGAGTTGCATAAAAAACTATTAAAAACAAAAGAAGATAAATTAAAAAATTATACAGAAGAAGTGTCTGAGTATAAACGAGAAAGAGAAGACCTAGGATCGTTAGGCAAGCAACCAATTACTCATTATGATAAAATAAGCGATGCATATAATCACAAAACAACATTAGATACGTTATCAAATCAATTAGAAAGTAAGTTAACAGAAACAAATCAGTATATAGAACAAATAGAAACACTCAAAGATAAAGGGTTACAGGAAATTAATTGGAACAAAATTAATGAATTAAACAATTTAAAAGAACACCAAGAATTTTTATTAAAGCTTCTTACAAATAAGGATTCTTTCATAAGAAAGAAGATTATAGACCAAAACTTAGCATATTTAAATACAAGGCTTAAATATTACTTACAAAAACTAGGTCTTCCACATTATGTAACTTTTCAAAGTGACTTAACTGTAGAAATTACAGAGCATGGAAGAGATTTAGATTTTGATAACTTATCACGAGGAGAGCGAAATCGGCTTATACTAGGTTTAAGTTTCTCGTTTAGAGATATATTTGAATCTATGAATACTCCAATTAATTTATTGTTTATAGATGAATTAATTGACTCCGGAATGGATACAACCGGAGTTGAGTCTGCATTGGCTGAGCTTAAAAGGATTACAAGGGAACGAAATAAAAATATATTTTTAATTTCACATAAAGACGAACTTGTAGGACGAGTAAATGATATATTAAATGTAGTTAAAGAAGATGGATTTACATCATTTAGTTGCGATAAGGAAGTACTAGAACATGTCTGAAACACCATGGATTGATAGAAGATCGTTATTAGAAATAACCCAGCAATCTAGAGGAGGTGCAGGATTAGTACCGCTAGATATGGGATATGTGTACGTCTTTAAAAACGGAGAAACCAGACATTGTTCAGATGACTCGGAGGCATATAACTTTTATGCAGATAACAAAGAACGACTTGACTCAGAACCAACAATTTAAATTTTTTATAGCGGCACCATTTGGTAATTATATTAAACATAAAAATGCAATTAATGTTAGAGGTTCTTTTACAATATTACGTAGACCAGGATTAATTAAACAACTGTTTAAAACTCTTAGATATGATTTTTCTAAAAAAGGCTGGAAAAACCAATTAGGACTCCGTAATCCAGGGATAAAATACGGGCTTAATAAATACAGAAACAACGGCAAAGAAATTATAAGCATTGCCGCAATTATGCCTAGAGATTGGGGTGACTTTGCAAAAGACATACCCGATCATGTAAACTTAGAATTAAATTTAAGTTGTCCGAATATAGATAAAGTTGAAATAGATTATAAAGCACTTACTAAGTTTTATGATGCATTTTGGAATAATAAAAGAGAATGGTGTATAGCCAAAATATCGCCCCTATCTACAGAGGACGAAATCAAACGATTATTAGACATTGGGTTTGGTCAGATCCACTGCTCCAACACCCTCCCTATTACTGGCGGAGGATTGAGCGGAAAGGAATTGATAAGTTATACGATCAAACACATAGATTACATAAAGACACACTTTCCCTCAGTGAAGATTATCGCAGGAGGCGGAATTAATCATATTGATATTGTAAATTATTATAAAAGTAAAGGTGCAGATTATTTCAGTTTAGGAACTGTATGTTTTACACCTTGGAAATTATTAAAAATACTTAATGCCAAGTAAAAGTAAAATAAAAGGCAGTTCATTTGAAAGAGAAATAGCAAAAGAACTATCGGATTTATACAATGAGAGCTTTGTAAGAACTCCATCGTCGGGTGCTTATGTTGGCGGCTCTAATGTTGCAAGAAAAGATTTTTTATCCGAGGGTCAGGTACAATCCTTCAGAGGAGACATAATACCACCCGACGACTGGAAATATTTTAATGTTGAATGTAAATCGTATGCTGATTTCCCTTTCCACCAATTACTATACCAAGGCGATATTAGACTATTAGATGAATGGATAGAACAAATACTAGAAGTGGCAGAAGAAAAAGATTTAAACTTATTAATACTAAAATTTAACCGCAAAGGCAAATACATAGGCTTCCAAGAACACTTACTTAATTCCTCATTTTATACATATAGACACGTAAATTACAAAGGCTGGATTTTTACAGGCTACAATGATTTTATAGAACAAAACAATGGCTCAATTAAATACCTCTCAGTTGAAGGGGTACCACAGCCTCTATTGTCGTAAGACCGGTTGAGAACGAGTACGCTCGTTCGGATCTCCGTTGGCAAAAACTAGAAAAAATGAGCAGGCTCTCCTGACAATTGGAACCTGCAAAGCATGTAAAGTAGTTCTAATTGCTTTACTTAGGCTTGCGTTGGTAAAAGCAGAACGTAAAAAGGTACCGCCCAACCGCCTTAACCTATTTGGTTGTTCTATTAGAATGTGCTATGTCCGATGGAAATAGTTAACTTAGCCTTAAACAGGCTAAGTGTGACTTGACTCTCAGGAAATAGTTAAATAGTAATAGTATAAATTCGATCTGAATTACGAAGTAATGAAAGATCGTGATGAGCTTTAGCTCATCATTAAAGGAAGGTAAATGAAACTAACAGAATTTGATTATCCTCAAATATACTGCGACATGGACGGCGTTTTAGTAGATTTAATAGAAGGTGCAACAAAAGTATTAGGTTATAATTTTGCTGAACGTTATGGTTACGTGTCAGGAAAGCACGAACTATGGGATAAATTAGCAGAAGAAAAATTATTTTGGGCAGAGTTACCTCCTATGCCTGATATGAAACAACTTTGGGGATTTATATCAACTTTCCAACCTTATATATTAACCGCTGTTCCTGCTGTTCGGTTAATATGGGATCCTCCAGCAGGAATTCAAAAAGCAATGTGGTGTGAAAAAAACTTAGGTATTAGCAAAGATAGAGTGTATGCTGTAAAACGCTCAGATAAAAAACACTTTGCTAAATCGCACGACGGTCGACCTAATGTATTAATTGATGACCATCAACAAAATATTAATGAATGGAATAAAGCAGGAGGAAAAGGAATACTCCACACATCTGCAAGTAACAGTATTAAACAATTAGAAGGTATCGGATTTTAAAGCATTTCGGGTTGTTTCTTTCCTGCCTTTGCATCAAGTTTTTGTTTCACAACTTCAAAAAACATTTCTCTTTCGTCATAGGTCAACATCCACATATCATTGTATGATATCATTCCATCTGAAAACACAACAAGTTCCATTAAATTCTTCTGAAAGGCTCTTACATCATCTTTCATTTCTTGTAAGATTTCCTGAATTTCCTCAGGAGTTGATTGTAAGAGCCTTAGGCGAAAAAAAGGGTCGGATCAAACACAATAGGAGTAGAAGATTTAGATGAACACTTTTCGCAATCAAATTCTATGATGTTATTAAAACCTACATCTGTTATTTCTACTATTTTTTCTGATATAGATCCAAAAGAAGCTCGTCCTATATCATGTAACCATTCGGCAACTAATTGTTTGTCCTCAATTGAAGCAGTTGGTGTGTCTACTTTTATTATAGACCGTAATACAAGCTCATACGTTATTTCAGTAATTTTCTTTAATGATTTGCCTAATTCTACTTGTTTTTCGGCATCGGTAGTATCATCATTTGCTAATATATTATTAGTAATCGCAGACCTTTCAAAATTTGCCAATGCTGATTGAATTTGGCAACGAAGATCATATGGTTTAACATATACAGTTAAATCGCCTATTACTATTTTATATTGTTTTTCTAAGCCTGTTATTTGTGTATCTAATAAAAATTCTATATCTACATTAAATTCAGTAGATGTATTACATTTGGTACACAAACCACTATAAGCTAAATCTTTCCCATATGTTACTAATCGTATTGCTAACATTAAAACATTAAAATCTGGCCCAGGGATATCATTTGGATTTTCGATATCTGGTACACACGATTTCATTACTTCTATTAATGATTCACCGTTCATTAAAATATCTGGAGATTTGAATAATAATTCATCTCTTGCAGTCATAGGTCTTACTAAAACTTCATTTAAGTTTGATAACTTAGGAGGTATAGTATAAAAATTACCATTACTAGGTAATATTACATATACTCCGGGAGGTCTATGATATTGCATTAACGGATTAGAAGAATTAGTTTCTAAAACAGTATGTCGCACATTATGTTTTTTTGATTCAACTGTTTTCCCGCCCTCACCCGAGACAGATGTCTCTCGCTCAATTTTTTCTTTTTTGATCTGTTTTTTAGGAGTTGTTAAAAAATTATCTAATGCTTGATTTGCTATTTTTAATACAGGTTCTGCTTCTGGATTGTCTTTATATTTTTCTATAAATTGTTCTACTTGTTCTTTTGATTCATTAATGTCATAAAACTCATTTAATATAACATTTGCATCTTCGGGCATTTTCCTCCTTAATAAATATATATAACTCTATTTATAGGCAGAAATTCATGGCATCTATACAACTTCCAGGCGTAGGCTCAGTCGAAATACCTGATTTTGCTACAGATTACACATTGCAACAAGTATTAAATGTTCTTTCTAGTCAAGAAGCAGAACGTATCCAGGCCTTAGGAGAAATTAACCAAACACTTGTTACAGGGTCAAATGTAGGTAGAGCTCAATTAGCTAGAGATACAGAGACAGCATCTAACACTGGTAAAATGTCTCGAATGCAGGCTGTCCAACATAGAACTAATCTTCAGACATTAAATCAAATGAAGGCTCAGCATAAAGAAATGTTATCTGCTCAAAAAAGAGCAACTGGGGCTTTCGCTCAACAAATGCCACAAATTATGAGAATGGCCGGTTCAATGATATCAGGAAAAGGTATTAGTGATGCATTAAGTATGATGCCAGGTGGCCTTGGCCAAGGGATAGCATTAGCAACAAAAGTTGTAGGAGAATTTGCCGATTCTCAACGCAGATTAACAGATGTAGGTATGGGATTAGGAACATCTATTATTAATACAGGAGAAGCAATTAGTAGTTTTAATGTGCCATTAAGTGAATTAGAACGAATTGCAGGATCAAATGCAGTAACTTTAAATTACCTTAATGATACTACTATGGAAATGACAGAGGCACATAAGGACTTATTAGATAAAGGAGTTAGACCTGGAGTTTTTGCATTTGGATTAATATCGCAAACAGCAAGAGATAGCATGAAAGAATTTGGTAATTTTGGATTTACAGTAACAGAAGTAAATTCTTTCTTAGCAGAATATTTAGAAACTGATCGAAAACGAGGAGTATTAGCACAGGAATCTGCTACCAGTTTGGCCGCAAATTTTAAAGCACTAGCCCAAGAAACTGCCGCCTATGCTTACGATACAGGTAGAAATCGCAAAGATTTAATGAAAGCACAAATAGAAAATTTAAATCGTACTGATGCATCAACATATTCTATGATGCTTAGAATGAAAGGCGAAGAAGGTGCGGCAGAAACATTTGAAAAGAATTTAGCATTAATTACAAATGAAATGAAAGCTCGGTATGGAGAAAATGCAGATTCGATGATTGATGCATGGATACAAGCTCAAACACAAGGTAGAGGTCTAGAAGCAACAGAAGCAGGTGCAGAATTTATGGCTATGTTAGGACCAGCAGGTGCTGTTTTAGATCAAATGGCAAGATCTGGAGAAGCAATTGACCCTGCAATGTTTGGTAAATTTCATAAAGCATTAGAACAATCAGTAAATTCATATGACACTCAAAATTTTCAATTATTAGCAACCCAACATGAATCTTTACAAACAGCAGGTCGTATGTTGTCTGAGGCTAGAGATACTACTGCCGAATCTCGACATCAAGCAAAATTACGAATGAAAGACGGAGCCCAATTATTAAAAGCAAATGAAGCAGTAGTTAAAGTAACAACAGATTTACAACAAGGAATGTTAAAAGTAACTAATGCAATGGTTGGAGAAGGAGGGGCCCTTCAACCTGCACTTGAAAAAGCAATTAGATCAGTTGGACAATTTACAACTGCAATAGGGCAAGCGGCAAAAGGTGAAGGATTGGCCGCTTCGGCTACTATCGGAAAAATGTTAATGGACAATCCTTGGCAATTTTTAGGTCTTGCCGCAGGAGGTTCAATGCTACCTAATGTTAATAAAATGTTCCCACAATCAGGTGTACCTATGGCAAACCAAAATAAATTTGCCGGTAATTTGGCTATGCAACAATTAGGTGGCGCCACAGTTGGTCAAGGAGGTGTTGTAACCCGAGGTGGAGACCAAATAGGAAAATTAAAGAACAATATATTTACAGATCCTAATACCGGTTTAGAATACAAATATAATCCTCAAAATGGAAAATTTACACCAACTAAAGGAGCCATAAAATCTATTACAGGCGGAACTGCAACTAAAGCATTAAAAGGAATGAAAGGTGGCACGTTATCAGGTATATTTTCCATTGGAATAGCAATGATGGAAGGTTATGAAGAATTACAAAGATCAGAATCACAATTTGATGCACAATGGGGTGGTGCTGACGTAGACAAAAATTCGCAAGAATATAAAGATGCAGTCGCATTAAGAGATCAAAGAAGAAAAGATGTTGCAATTAAAACTTTAGGAAAAGGTGGCGGCGGTATGGGCGGTTCTATGTTGATGGGCGGCCTTGTAGGAATGCTAGGTGGTGGACCATTAATGTCGATATTAGGAACTGCACTCGGTGGTTATTATGGTTACAAATGGGGTGGTGAAGCGGCAGAACAAGTAACTGGTCAAGAAAATATTTTTACCACAATGCAAGAAAGTATGGGTGAACATAGTGGAGAATATACCCAAGGTAAACAATTAGCACAAGAACAACAAAAAGCCATAAACATGGAAAAAGCCAAATCAGATCCTTCTTATTTAAAATTAGAAGAAATACGAACATTATTAACAGACCATGGGGCTAAGTTAGATGTTATAAAAAATGCATCAGCATCTTCTGCTGTAGATATAAAAAAGAATTCCACCTCATCTAGTTCGGCACTAGGGCATCCTAGTACACGTTAGCACCGGTGAAATTATTAAATGGTTGACAAAACACATATAAGAGCATATAATATAAATATTACTATAGGATAATATATGAGCTGGAAAAAACATTTTACAGTATACCAATTCGGTAATACTAAAAAAGTAGGACAATCACATACAAGTGCAAGTAAATTTGGTTCTTGGTTACCTGAAGTTTATACAGGACAACCTAATAGAATTGAACGTTATGTTCAATACGACCAAATGGATATAGATTCTGAGGTTAATGCGGCTTTAGATACTATTGCTGAATTTTCAACACAATTTGCAGATAAAACAAATATACCATTTGAAGTTGAATGGAAAGAAGATTCAACAGAAACAGAAGTTTCATTATTAGAAAAAGCATTAGAACAATGGAATAATCTAAACGATTGGGATAAACGTATTTGGAGAATATTTAGAAATACATGTAAATATGGAGACCAATTTTTTATTAGAGACCCAGAAACATATGAATGGAATTGGGTTAATCCAATGGATGTTACGAAAGTAGTTATTAATGAAGCAAAAGGTAAGGAACCAGAACAATATATTGTTCGTAATTTAGCATTAAATTTACAAGAAAAAACAGCATCAAATATTATTCCACATAATGATCAATTTGCATCGGTAACTTCTATGCAACGAGGTGGTATTATTGACCGAGGAGCATATGGTACAGGAAGTGCCAATAGTCAAAGCGGATATGGTGGCGGAGAACAAGAAGAATACGGAGTCGACGCAAATCATATGGTGCATTTAGGAATGACAGAAGGCATGGATATTAATTGGCCTTTTGGTCAAAGCATTCTTGATC